ATAACACTCATACAATTAAAAAAGAAATTGATGGTACAGAGTATCTACACACTATAACTAATATTAGGTGTGTAGATAGTGTACCTGTAAGATGCATCACAGTTGACAGTGCAGATAGTTTATATTTGGCTGGAAAACAATTAATACCAACACACAATACAACCCTAACTACTATTTTTGCTTTATGGCTTACAGCGTTTACTGATGATCAGCGCGTAGTCATTGTGGCTAATAATGAGAACACTGCAATTCGCGTTCTCAAAAGAATACGCTTATCTTATGAGATGTTACCTGCTTTTCTAAAGCCTGGATTAAAAGAATATGGAAAGACAGGTATTACTTTCTCCAACGACAGTAGTATTGGCGTGAGCACTACCACATCTACAGCGTCTCGTGGTGACACAGCCAATTGTCTTATTATTGATGAAGCTGCGTTTATTGAGCAGAGCTTCTTGAAAGAGTTTTGGAAATCTGTTATACCTGTTATCTCTTCTGGGAGAAAGACCAAAATCTTTATGGTATCAACACCGAATGGTACAGATAATAAATTTTACGAAATTTACGCAGGTGCAGAGAAAGGAGCAAATGGATGGTCAGCTGAACGTATTGATTGGTGGGATGTGCCTGGTAGAACTGATAGATGGAAAAAGAACATGATCGCTACTCTAGGTTCAGAGGCTGACTTTGAACAGGAATTTGGCAATCATTTCGTCAACAATGGCGAGAGTGCGATCACTACTGAAGTGATAGATAAATTTAAAAAAGAGCGCAAACCTGTATTATGGGCTAGCCAGGACAATTCATATAAAGTATTCGTCGCACCATCACCTGCAAGGTTGTATGTTGTAGGAGTAGATGTTGGTGAAGGTATAGGTAGAGCAAACTCTGTTGCTCAGATACTTGATGTTACAGATTTAGGCGCAATAGAACAGGTAGCTGTGTATGCTTCTGCAGATATTGACCCATTTCATTTTGCTAATAAATTGTTTACACTCTGCAAGAGCTGGGGTTCACCGCCATTGCTTATTGAACGCAACAATTGCGGTGCGCAGGTGATTGATGCTTTATTTTACACTCTTCACTATGAAAGAATTGTAACATTCAAGAGGCTATCAAACACTGGCTCATACGCAAGCACCAAGCAAATGGGTATATTTAGCCATCAAAATTTAAAGTTTGACGCTATATCAAACCTAAGATATTGGATTAATTCATTGCAAGTTGTTGCAATTAATGACTTAGACACCATTCTTGAATTTGAAACATTCGTGCAGCAGCCTAATCGCACATATCGTAAGAAAAATGATCGATTTTATGATGATAGAGTTATGTCTCTTGTATGGTCATTGTATATGTTGGACTCAGAGCTGTGTCAGCAGTGGTTTACTATACATGAGTATGACACCCAGGGCAAACCGTGTATAATTGCAGATAACGGTGATTATAGTATAGACTACTCTGAATTTGATGTAAAAGATCTTGACACTAAGACTATTGTAAGTATTGTTAAGCCTCTTGTAGACAGCAAGCTAAATACAAAAGAACTATATGAAGAAAAGATTGAAGAAGATATAGATGATCTTTTAACACAGGGGTATACCTACTTTAACAATTAAATATGAACCCAACACAACAATCAATATTAAACCAAGCTAGTAAAGATAAATTTTTACTTGTCTTAGATGTCCCGCCGTTTTTAGCTGATATTGCTATAGGTACCGAAAAGCTCGGTGTTAAACCTTTACAGTTAACGGTGTATGGTGGTGTGGTGCCTTCTGCCTCTGTACCAAATATAGCTAATGGATTCAGTGGACAAACACAGCACATCACGTCAATGCATCGACCTGATTATTCACAGTTAGTGATAAACTTCGTTGTAGATAACCGTTTTCATAACTATTATACAATGTGGCTGTGGTTTAACGGGATGAACAACACTTTTACAGGTGCTTATAATATTAACAGAAATGATGTTAAAAAAAGAGGTCTGTATGACTATCAGGCTAATATGACCTTATTTGGTTTAGATGAATATAATAAACCTGTTGTGTCTTTTACATATCTACATGCTTTTGTAGTAGGTATGGGAGGCATTGAATATAATTATCAGGATTCTGGTATTTTAACAAGTAATGTTACATTTCAATTTGATCAGCTTGATATACAATTATTGTCTGGAGAGTGAATTTACAACAAAAAGAATAAATAATCTTAAATATTTATAATTTAACATATGAGAACTATTAATTCGCCAGGTATACAAATAACAGAAACAGATTTAAGTAACTACTCACAGCCAATAGTAGGTACAAATGTTTTTATAGCTGGATTTGCTCCTGCAGGTCCCATTGATCAAGTAACTCAAATAACTAGTGTTGCGGAATTTGAAAATGTATATGGAACTCCAACTACTGTTGCAGAGGCTTATTTCTATGAAAACTGCAAGCAAGTTATAAATTCACCAGGCAATCTTTACTGTACTCGTATGCCGTACGGTTCTGGCAATGGTGACGGGTTTGATCACCAGTATAGCGCTTTACTCTACCCTGCTTGGTTACAAACAAACACAGTTACACTTGCGACAAGCACAGTAGTAGTACAATCTGTACAGATGTTTGAGGGTGAAGGTGTGGAAGGTATAAACTTTTCTGCTGGTATAGAAACTGCTTCTTTTGTGTTTACATCCCTATTAGATACATATGTTGACCCAACAAGCACTGACGTATTTACTTTAGAAGGTGTACCGGTACCAAACTCAGATAATACAAGCACGCTATCACTATCAACAATTACTGTTACATACACAACTTCACAGTCTTCACAAAATGTGGTTATAGGGAAGCCTACACAGGTAACACTTAAGATTGAGGAGTATAATCAACTAGTAAATCGCGAGTTTGACTGGGACCCATTGCAGAGTGTTGCCTCACCAACCGACACTACACCAGAAAATGTTGTAGCAAGATACTCAACTTTTAATGATAATAAGATGTCAGATGTTGGTTTCTTTGTATTAAATAAAGGCAAAACAGCTGTAAATGAAAGAGGTGAAGGATATTACATCAACGTCACCGACAATTCATCATTCGGTCCTAACCATGCGTATGATTCAGTATGTCATGTTTATGGATTAAACGGCAACAACGTCCCACAAGACCAAGAAAATTCACCAGAACCATCAGACTATTTCACAGATGTTCCTGCCAATAACTTCACCGTTCATTTATCTGCTGCATCAGGTGATAAACAAGGAAGCTTATCACATTCAATTGACTCTATACCAACATACAACTTCAATTCTGAATTTTATAGAGATGCAGTTGTTGTATCCGTTATAAAGATTGCTTCTTCCAATTACCAGCCTGACTTGCTTGTCCCAAGCGTTGTTGAGTCATATGTAGGCTCTTTTGATGAACATAAAAAAGCTGTTGCAGGTGCCGGTGGCAGACAAGCTACTTTCTTTATTGAAAATGTTGTAAGTCAAAACTCCGGTCGCGTACAATTGCAGGTTAACCCTAATCTATCCAACGGTGATGCAGTAAAGTGGTCATCTAACTATAGCCCGACAGCTGGAACAATTGCAAGCGATGTAACGGTATCAGTAACTGACGACACAAGAAGTGCGTTTGCATTGGGAGTGTATCAACCACGAGTGTCTGATGCAACATATAAATATGTTGGCAATGTGCCCGAGAAGCTTGAGATTGCTTTACGCTTAATTGAACAGGTAGAAGCATACTCAATTGACATTCTCGTCGACGCGGGGTTATCTACAATCTGGACAAATACACCCGATGGTATGGAGTATGATGACTTGGTTGACGTTGTTAAAAATAATGTACTAACTCAATATACCCCGGGCGGTAGCACTATTACAGACTGGAAGAGTATCTACGACAAGCTTGAAACACATGCAAGTACCACTCGTAGAGATTGTATAGCAATAGTTGACCCGCTTCGTCAGATCTTTCTGCATGGCAATACAAAGCAAGCAGAACGTCGAAACGTAGCATTTACAACTGCAATATACACCCCGTTGAAGAACTTATTAACTGGTATCGACAGTAATTATTCAGCCATTTACGGCAACTGGGCTAGAGTGCGTTCATCTGCTCTCAACAAAAATATTTGGGGGCCTATGTCAGGTTTTGTTGCGGCTACATTTGCAAGAAGTGATTCAGCGACGTATCCCTGGTACGCGCCCGCCGGTCTTAATAGAGGCAATATTAAGGGTGCAGTCGACCTTGCGTGCAATCCAACTCAAAAGCAGCGCGACAATCTATACACTATATCCGTCAACCCTGTAATATTCTTCCCTGATAGTGGGTTTGTTATATACGGTCAAAAGACCCTACAGCAAAGACCTACAGCATTTGATAGAATAAATGTACGTAGATTGTTTTTAGCACTTGAACGCGCTACAGCCAAAGCTCTCAAGTATTTTGTATTTGAACCAAACACTGTTGTTACACGCACACGTCTAGTCAATACACTGAGCCCAATATTTCAAGAAGCAAAGAGAACACAAGGTGTGTACGATTATGCTATTATATGTAATGATAGAAATAATACAAACAGCACTATTGATCGCAATGAACTAATTGTTGATATTTATCTAATGCCTGTTAAAGCTGCAGAGTTTATCCTAGTAAACTTTATAGCTACTCGCACTGGTCAAGACTTCACTGAGTTAATGTAACAGTTTTAAATAAATAATAATATATGAGTACAATTCAAGATTTTTATAGTTTAGCATCACAATCTGATTTTGCGAGGTTGCATCAATTTCGTATCTTAGATTGGAGATGGAACGGAGGTTCAGTTATTCAAGAGGAAGAGCCAGGCCGCGGTCATACGCTGTATTTAGAAACCGCTGCATTGCCAGGTCGTACGATAACAAATACACCAATGCCATTTATGGGTCTAAACTTTAATGTACCAGGTTTAGCGACATACGACGGCAGTGCAGGTTACGCTGTTACGTTCAGATGTGATAGTCAGTACTATCTACGCCACACTATAGAGTATTTTAGTAGGCTTGTTTTTAATGACGCTACATCTGTAGGAGATTATAATATTCCTAGCAAAAGCAGCTATTTGACTATAGGGTTGCTTGATAAACAGCTTAACACCGACACAAACGGCAACGGATCTACTACATACACACTTGTTGGCGCTAGTATTGCTTCAACCGGTACTATTGAATACAGTATAGGTGACACTGGTACTCCTGCAAAAGTCAATGCATCACTTTCGTATCATTACTGGCATCAAGGTGAATTTAATCGCGCATTAAACAATATTAAGCCTATATACGACGGCAACGTACACTAAAGTCTAAACTAGTTTAATTTTTTTATAAACTCCTTGCTTAAGTAATTAACAAGGAGTTTATTAATTTATATGTCGCTTGATAGTAATATAGGTGGTGTACAGGATTTTTATGCTGTTGCAACAGCATACGATTTTGCTAGAGTTCATCAATTTAGAATAATTGATTGGGCTCATTTTAATGTTCCGATACTACCTACTAGCAATAACGGAGATTTATCATTATACCTTGAGACTGCAACCCTACCTTCAAAAGAAATGTCTAATATAACAGTTTCTTATATTGGTATGGATTTTAATATACCTGGTATGGTGAAGTATAGCGGTGCATCATATCCCGTAACATTTCGATGTGATCAAAAATATACTATACGTAAAGCACTCGAACAGTTTTTGCTAAAAGTGCATAATGACGATAATACAACTTCAGCCTACACCACCCCTGATGATACGTGTTATATGATAATAGCGCTTATTGATAAATCTTTGATACCTGTTGCCAAGTATAAATTAGTAGGTACTAGCATATCTAGCCTCGGTGTTATGCAATATAATCTATC